GGCAATTTGCTGCATCATGGCCGGCTCAAGTTTTTTCGGGGGTATTCTGAGCCAATACTGGATTCGCTGTTGAGTGTGCAGAGAGATACACGGAACATGGAAGATGTGGCAAAGGGCGGCGATGATCACGGAGCAGATGCGCTGCGATACGGCATCAATCATGTTTACAAGCCGCGCAAAGGGACAAAACCTGCTGCTGCTGACGGGGGGCGGTTGATCGAGCAGATCATAGCAGAGAAGCCAAGTAGCAGGTATGCATAAGGACGATACACTATGAATGAACAAATACGAAGCTAAATGGTATAAGTCAGAAGGTCAGATGCTTGACCGGCTCTATAAAGACCGGGCCGACGAATGGCAGAAGCTATATGACGCATATGACCTGAAGTTTGATAAGCGCATTCGCGACCTGCGAAGCGAAGATGTCGTAAAGGTTTCGCGTTTTTATCCCATTGTTCGGCAGATCCTCGGCACGATTGCCCACAATTACCCGGTGCAATCATTCAGTGTAGAGGATGAAGTAAACCAGGGTGTTGCAGAGATATTAGAACGTGCCAGTGCCAGCTGGATGAATATTTGCAACCTTAAATCACACGTACATCAAGCCATTTTCGACGCGCTGTTTACCGGCGTGGGTTGGGTCAGACTCGACTATAACCCGGTAGGCGATGATATCATTGCTCCATACGTCACCAATGACGATATGGCCGAAGATTTGGTTGTAGCATCGCGCGTTGCACCGCACTGTGTTCACGTTGATCCTACCGGCAGTCCACACAGGTTGGGCGATAAGCGATACATACGGGAAAAGTTTTGGGTACCGCTCAAGTTCTTGTTAGACGATCCCACGATACAAAACAAAAAGTCCATCAAGCCTACGGCTATGTCGAAGGAAGACAAGTTGGGGTATGGCGATCTGATGGGCGCGCGATACGATAGCGCAGAGCAACAGGCCATTACAGACGCTATTTCTAATGGCGAGTTTGTGCAGCTGGAACGGTGGCACATGAGGGTCGAGCGGCGCGAGGTGACGTTTGCTGCCGGCGTAGACAAGCCGATTAAAGACATACCGCACCCGTATCGCAAGATGGTGTTCCCACAAGTAGTAGACACCTTTAACCAACCCGTCTTTGATATTGATCCAGATACCGGCGAACCAACTGAACCTGTGTTAGACCTGGACAACGGTGTAGACCAAGCCGGGTGGTTGGTTGAGCAGGGGTTTCCGTTCGTGTGCATCAAGTTTGATCTGAGTGCTGAAACGTTTTACCCCAAAGGTCACCTCAAGTATCTGGAGGATCTACAAAACGCGATCATTGAACAGACATCGCGCATTTCGGATATGCTCAAACGTACATCGCGTATGGCCGCAGTATCCAACGCAGAATTGGAGCAGAATCCCGAATTAGGCGAAACCTTACGCACAGGCCGTGACGGTGAGGTGATCGGGTTAGAAGACCTAAACAGTTTTCGTGAAATAGCCTGGGGAAGCGTGCCGCCGGATGTGTATAACTATTTCAGCATGGTTATGGGCATGGAGCGCGAGATAGCTGCACTGCAACCGCCGGCTGCCGGCTCAACGGACAGTGCAACAGAGGCGGCAGTAGTGGCTGCAGCTGCACAGATCAACGGGCAGTGGATGGAGGCGGCTGTAAATGGGTTTTACGAGGGTATCGTGCGAAATGCGTTCCAGATTATGGGCGATCCAAGATACACACCAGAAAACTTTGCTGAAAACGTAGCACCAGATGGGGATGATCGAGTGATACGCGCACTACGCACCAGCGATTTCTTGTATAACTATCGAATCGAAACCAAGACGGGCAGCACGCAACCGCTCTATGCACAGTTAGAGCGTGATCGAACGATGGCGTTTGTCTCCTATGCGGCGCAGCGTCCTAACTATGACCAGATGGAAATAGATAAGCTGGCCGCTGTTGCTAACGGCATACAAGATGTGGACACGGTTATACAAGACCAGAGCAATGTGGAAGCAGAACGCGCTGCACAATACGAGAATGACCGGGTGATGCAGGGTGAACCCATTGAAGTGCTGCCGGAGCAAGACCACGAAGCGCACATGGGCGTTCACGCGCAATACCAGCAGCATCAGGTCTATGTGCAGCTGCAAATGCAAGCACAGGCGCGCGATATGGTTGGGCAGCCAGCCAATCCACAAGCCATACAGCAGTTACAGGTACTCGATCAGCAGATGCAGCAGCATATGCAGCAGCATCAACAGGCCGCACAGCAATCACAGCAGGGCGAAACTGGGCCAGTTAGTGCAGGTCGAGCCGCTGCAGCTAGTACAGGCGAAACGGATCTAATGGCGCAGGTGCGATCAAACGCGCAGCGCACATCGGATGTGATAGAGGCACAGGCGCGTAGCTAATGAACCGATTTAGCGGTGACATAACGCCGGCATTTGCATCTGACAATCGTGGGATGCAACCGCTTACAGACGAGCAAGAGCGTTTACAGCGATTGTTGGAAGCGATCATACTGAAAACGCCGGGTGGCGTAGCTAAGTCTATAGGCGAAGGCATACAGACAGGCGTTGATGTGGTCGGGTCGATTGGTCAGCTGGACAAGGCAGAGCAGTTAGGCCGGCAAGCAAGGCGCACATTACCCGACATCGTTTCTGCGGTAACGCAGCAGCCTGGCGCAGTGGCAAGCGCATTGGGTCAGGGATTAGAGCAAGATGTGTTGGATAAGGGGTTAGGCGCATTTGTAGGTGTAGAAGATGCTGTGCCAGTGGTAGGGAAAGCCGGCAAGCTAATGGGCGGCATAGGCGCAGCAGCAATGATGAGCAAGATGCCGAAGATGTCGAAAGCGGCGCAAGATATACTTGATGCGTCGAAACCGGCTAATGATTTTTATGATTCAGTTCTTGCTGAAATGGAAGATGGCCCATTAAAAGATGAATTGTTAGCTGAAGCAACACAGTATAGAACAAGACAAAATGAATTAGCAAAGTTTGTAAACGAAACAACGCCAGCACCTGCACGCGTCAAATTTAATATGGGATCTGATGGGAGTGGGCCGGCTCAGTTACTTTTAACAAAGTCGGCAAAAGAAAAAGGTAAGTGGCAAGGCACAATAGTAGACGAACAAGGGCCATTTACACATATCAGTAGGTCAGAATATGGCGATGTAGTGAAGGAGTTGTCCCGAAGTTTTCCACAGATCATAGACAATCTGAAAAACGCAGAAATAATTGATTTGGATGCGTTGAAACCAGTAAACAAGGCCAATGTCCAAACACTTAAAGGTTTTGAAGAAAGCATAACAACGAAATATCCAGACGTAGATGAGTTTAGTCTCTATAATGTAGGCGATGACATAGAATTAGATCGAATTGTCGTTGATGAAGGCAGCCGCAATAAGGGCGTTGGCACCAATGTAATGAAAGAGTTGATTGATTATGCTGATAAAAATGGCAAACGATTAATTCTAACAACGAATCAGGCAGACCAGCAATTAGGCACAACATCATCAGGTAGGCTTAAAGACTTTTATAAACAATTTGGTTTTGTCGAAAACGTAGGTGAAAACAAAGATTTTCGCATCAAGTCGAATATGTATAGATCGCCAATCGTTGGAGATGATGCGGAAGAGCGCGCACGGCAGATGCAAAAAGCATCAACATATTAGCCTCATCGCTGCCGATTGGGTTAGGCGCAGGTGCAGCCGCATACACAGCTAACGAAGAATAGATATATGCCAACACATAACTACATATGCGGATTAGGCCATGCAGAGATGGATGTGTATTACACAGGCCAGCCTATGAAGAAGCGCGAATGTCCAGAGTGCGGCGAGAAATCGACCATTAACTTCGGCTCGATGGGCGCATTTAATAGGCTGATGTCTACGCAGGGCCATAACCAAGCAATGCCTGACCCACAGACGGGTATGTATTACGAAAACGCCACAGACAAGCGCACTAAGTTGAAGGCGTTAGGGTTAGAAGAGGGCGATCAAAAGACGCGCAGTCAAATCGAGGCTGAGACATTTGATGCACAGAAAGCGCAGATGGAAAGGCGCGCCGGCGCACAGACGTTGGCAGCCGACAGTGTTGAAGAGATCATGGAACAGATTGATTGGGACAAGGTAGACAAGGGCGCAACAGGCGATCTGAGTAGAAATGTAGACAGTCCGGGGTTGTTCACGGACAATAACGACTAAGTAGTATTTACAATGTGACCACGCGGTCACACAAAACATAACGCGCTGGCCGTGCCGGGTCAGTGGGGGTTACGGCACTAATCCCTGCACCGGCATAGTTGGCGCGTTTTTTCATGTAGAGGTGAGTATGACGGAAGTGGCAATAGACCCAGCCGTTTCGGAAGGGCAGACGACTGAGGGAACCAATGAAGGATCTGCAGAACCCATTAATGAAATGGGCCTGGGGATGCTGGATCTGGATCAACCCCGAAGCGACCCCGAAGAACAGAGTGCAGGGCAGACTAATGCTGAAGAAGTCGAAGTAGAAGAAAGCGCATCATCGCGCAATTCAACAAATGACGACCTATCTCCGTTGGAGCGTGATCGTCGGGAGGCAGACAGATATTTCACACAGTTGAAGCAGCAGCACGATCAGTATGTTGCACAGGAAACGGCCAAGCTTAAACAGCTACAAGAGCAACAAGCGCAACCGCAAACGGTGCAGCAGCAGACCATGCAAGATGCTGAATCACTACGGCGTGCAGCCATGCAAGCAACAGATGCAGAGCAGCAGCGTTCATTAATGGAACAGGCAGCTGGCATCGACTATGTGCATAACTTGATCGGCCAAGAGATACAACAGGCACTACAGAAAAATGGGTTAGACCAAGTAGGCCAGTTGCGTCAGGTGGTCGAACAGCTGCAGGGCCAGAACCAAGCACAGATGCAGCAGCGAATGCAAAAGCAGATAGCTGAAGTGGTAGAGGTGTTTGGGGAAGATATCGGTAAAGATGCTTCGACATTGCGGTTTATTGAGCGAAACCGGGACGCGTTGAACGAGGTGAATCCGAAAACAGGCGAAAACTGGACATTGGCCGAGTTAGTTGGTCAGTGGACAGGGCGCACTGCGGAAGAAGCGAGGGAAGCGCGAGAAACGCAGCGCACACAACGGCGTAATGCCAAGTCTGGTGCGGCAACGCGTGGACAGTCAACGGGCGCGCGCAACACGCAATCGAGTGGTGTAATATCAAAGTCTACCGCCTTAGACGAAATACGCCAGACGTATGAATAGGCACATAACGAGGTAAAACAATGGCACAGACCACAAGTGAAGTATGGGATAGTCGCTGGTCATCGACTCGTCGCACGATTGAGCCGGCACAGATCGACAATATTTTTGAGCCTTATAATGTCATCGACGCACTGAGAAAGCGCGGTGGCGGCTCTATGATGGTGGATGGCGGTGGGAAAGAACTCCAGGTCATTCTTGAATCGAGTGCTGGAACGGCTGAAGCGTTCGATAAGTATGATCCGCTTTCCAAGTCTCCGCGCGATCCGTTTGAGAGTGCGTTTTA